GTAACGGAAAGATTCAGCGTTTCCGCATCCGTTTGAGCAAGCAGCGCATATTCCCCATCAGCAGAAGATGCCCTGAATACCCCGTAGCCGTAAATAGGCACGTTATTCCCGGCCTTTGCGCCGCTCCAGGAAAGGATCACGCTTTCGCCGGGTGTTGCCATGGCCTTGGATACGGTAAGCTGCGTAGGCGCTGTGGGCGCCGTATAGGGCATTTCATAGGTGACAGAAAGGGTGATATTATTCCATCCTGCGCTTTCGCTCAATGTGCCTGTTTTCCCGCTGCCCATCCGTCCATTGGCCTTATAGGCAAATGTAATGCGCAATTCGCCGCCGGGAGTGATATTGGAAGGATTAATTTCGGCCCTGTCAGCATCCACGCCGTTCATGGTGCGGATTTCACCGCTGCCCCATCTGCTGGCAGATACATATGCACTCTGAATCTCTGCCCCCTCCGGGATGCCGGACAGATCAAAGGTAATGGCGTCATATGCCGTGGACGGGGGAGTAAAGTATGAGATATCCCCGGCCCTCACAAACCGCCATGTACTGGTCAGGCTCACGCTGCGGCCGGCATTCAAAGTAAGCACAGCCATTACACATCACCCCCAATCCATTTGATACTCAGGCCGCTGCCGTAGGCGGCGATGGCCCATTCTTCATTCTGCGTCATGCGCTGGGTAACGCCCAGGCGCTCTGTTTTTACGTTGGTCACTTCCAAGGTTCGGTTATCCGCACGGAAAATAGCGGGATCGCCCACTTTACCGATTTCCAGCCCGTTTTCCGTTACCCGCAGGAAGGCATTCATTTCATCCTGCCGCTGCACATAGATGCGTATGGATTCATTGCCTGTAATATCCAGGGCATTGAGCTTGCTGATCATAGCTTCTTTGGCAAAGAGGGTATCCACATCCAGATTGGCTGCGATTAGCTGCCGGATCAGGGCGCTGTCACCGAAGATTTCACGGGCATTGAGTGTTGCCGCCGTTATGCTGCCTTCAATCAGCTTTTCCCCGGCATTAATGGTCTGATCGCCGATATCGGCATTACCTATCAGTTTTTTCTCTGCCTTGATATTGCCGGCATCATCCACCGATATGGCATAGAATGCGCCGTCTGCGCCCTTTACCATCAGCTGGCCTACGGACAGGGATACCATGTTTGCTTCCGTCACCGCAAGGCGGCTGATATACAGTTCACCGCTCACGCCCTTGCTGATGATGGCCGTATCGGATACAAGATCCTTTATCTTGGCATAATCAATTTCTGCGTTCTGGATTTCTGCGCTTGTAATGGTTGCAATGGCTGCCTGCAGGGAATCGATTTTCGCCCAGTCAATATCCGCATTCAGGATATGAGCAGAAGCGGCCTCCAGGGCATTGGCAGAAAGATGCTGTGCCTCCACAACGCCGGTTGTCAGGCGATCCGATGTTACGGCGCCTTTGGCCAGCTGCTCACTGCCAATCGTGCCGGGTGTGATATCGTTTCCGTCAATATTCGCCAGCACGTATCTCAGCTGCTCTTCCAGCAGGTATAGATAGCGCACTACCTCTTTCAGGGTTTCCGGGCGTTTCCCGGGTGTGCTTAAAATCATCCGATCCACCTCCCTCATTGCAAGAGAAGGGAGCCTCACAGGATGAGGCCCCCTTCCATTGCTTATTTCTTTTGTTTCAGCCAGGCATCAATGTCCTTGCTCTTATCGCTCCGGCTATAGCCCAGAGCCGCATAGGCTGTCAGCAGCCGTGCCTTCAGGTTGGTAGCTGCCACTCTATTGGTGCGGTACAGGGTGATGTACTTGTCTTTGTACTGAGAAGTAATTCTGCTGGCCAGATCGCTCTTTTCGTAGCCGTAGCTGGCCATTTCACGAATAATCGTTCTCAGATTATCGCCGGTTTCCACCGCCTGGAAGAAAGACTTGTAAACGTCAGTGGCCTCTTTAAAGCCTTTTTGCTTTACGTAAGTCCATCTGAGCATCTGCGAATTGATGTCCTTGGTCTTCTCACCAGTATATTTGGCAAGCGCTTTTTCAGCTTCGCTCTTGCTCATCTCGCCAGAAATGTACCAATCACCAATTTTTGCTTTTACATTGCTGCTGATATCCTTATCTGTGTACCCATAGGCAAGAAGTTCCTGGCTGGCGCCTTCGATGCTCTTTCCAGCTTTGACAGCCTCATATACGCCATTGTACCGGCTGTAGCTGTACTCTTCATCGTCAGAATTATTCTTGTGCGCTTCATTTTCCAGCCATTCATCCACTTGGAAGTACGCATCATCGGATTCCATGTCGCAATGCTTCTGCAGGAATCTCTGGGCTTCGCTGCTGGTAATCTCCCCGTCCAGCAGGGCTTCCTTCAGTGCGGATTTCAGGCCTTTTCTTATGTCCTTTTCATCCTTCTGCATGGTGCCTGTGACATAGGATTCCAGTTCTGTGTATTGCGCCTTGTCCCCGTCCATCAGGGCTTCCATCATCCGTTCGTAGTAAGGCGTTACCTTTCCGCTTTCCAGCCCCGTATAGGGCAGGGCTTCCAGGATGCTGTACTTGATGCCTACGCCGGTGGTTTTCCCGAAGTTTACTGTGAGATCGTGGTACAGATTGCCAATGGATTCCACTTCCCGCCAAATATTCTTCACGGGTACGCCGAACAGGGCGCCGATGGCCTTTGTAGAAGCCTCCACCTTCTCCTCTGTGGTTTTGTCTTCATTAGTGACTGTCCTTACTGCATCGGCCAGATCAGAGAGCAATGCCATATCAGCACGCTCCACATCGTAGCCTTCAAAGATGCTCATGATGTCCTGAATAATCGGAATATTGCCCAGCGGATTGATATCGTCCATGAAATTCTCGGTGAATTCCGCCAGGTATTTTTCCAGATAAGTCTTGTCCTCGTCATCATCCCGGGCAGCCGTTACGATGGATTGAAGCAGGGCGTTTACGATTACTTGTGCTGCATATACCGCCGCCACACGCTTCACCGTCACATGGTTTCTGGTGCTTTTGTTCTCCTTGAAATTGAGAAGAGCATCCATCAGCATGTTGGTGGTCAGCGTAGGTTCAGCCATGAAGGATGTAATCATCTGTGCCCAGCCATCCTTGCTGCGCATGATCTTGCTTCTGGAAAGCACGCTGTCATATACCTGGGTCAGATCCACCACTTCATCGAAGCGCTGCCCGCATTTCTGCAGGAAGGCTTCGCTGGTGTGATCCATCATCGGGTTCTGGGCCATCTGCTCCCGCTTCACCGCATTCCACAGGACTGCCCAGGTTTTCTGATCCATTCGTTCAGGAGCGAAGCCCGCTTTATCATTCGCCCATTCGGCTGCATCTTTCAGCTTGCTTCCGCTGCCCAGATCATCCAGCATCCATTGCTGTGCGCTCTGGCCCATGCCCACATCGAATTTGCCCATGGCTTTTACATTGGCCGTGCCGGAATACTTCAGCATTTCATCATAGGATTCACGGAAGTTGTGGTGCTTGCCCACAAAGTATTTCGGGTTAATATGTGCCATGGCACGCATGATGGAGCTGGGCTGCTGAATGGCCACGCTGGCGCTAAGCACCACAGCGTTTTTCCGGAATTTGCTCACCATCTTATTCATGAAGGCCACGTCATCGCTTCTGCCGATCTGGCCGCCGGCGATGGATTTGGTGATATCAGCCAGGTATTTGTCCGCACCTTTGCCATGCGCCCTGGCGATTTCGGCCCTGAGTGATTCTGCCTTCTTTCTGCTGATGATGTTTTTGTCCGCATCCCGTTCCACAATGCTGGGGGTTGTGAAATTGTATACCCGGTTCAGGTTGTCCAACGGAATTGCAAAGCCATTGTATACGCACATTTCGTTTACATGGTTCGCCCAGGTTTCCAGGTAGTCCCCAAGCACCACGGGCTTATTGGCCCTTTCCGTTGTCTTTTTCGATGCGCCCCAGGAGAACAGGCTGCTGGGCGTTTCGTCCTTGCTCTTGTTCAGGTTCGTTTCGGTGTAGTCGCTGTCCACCTTGTAGGGGAAGTAATAGCTTTCGCCAAACTTCTCATAGCCATAGCGCTCCATGCTGGTTTCATTGCCCAGTGCGGCCATGTCTTCGGAAAGATAGCGCACCGTTTCATCCACGAATTGCACGGCCTTTTCGCCCATGTATTCCATGATCCGGTTCATATCTGCCTGCCCGATGGCATGGGGGTGCGCTCTGTCTACCTTCAGCTTTCCGTTGGCATCGGTCTTTGCGTATACAAAGCCGCCAATCCTCAGGTGGGCCGCATCCTGCATCTTGTTGGTCAATTCACGTTTCCAGGTGGCGCAGAGATACAGGCAATTGCCCATGGTCAGTTCGATTTCGTCACCTTCCTGGGTGGTGAATTTCAGGTTTTCTTTATGGTACCAGCTTTTTACGTTGTATTTCCTGATCTGCTCTTCGATGTACTTCTTGGCCTTCTTCACATTGAAAATGTATTTGGTCTGGCCTTTACGCACCTCGTCCCACAATTCAACGAATACACCGCCAAGCCGCTTGAAATAGTAGATGGGCGTCATGTTGATATACAGGGCGTTCATGATTTTCTCAGCCTTCGGCCCAAGGGTCTTTTTCATCTTTTGCTCGCCAACCGCCCTGCCGCCCAGTTCCCAAAGGGTCATCTTGCGGCCTTTCAACTGGATCAGGTTCTGCTCCACGATGATCTTATTCAGGTTGCCCACAATGTCCCTCAGATCGGTCAGCTCTTCCAGCGTCAGCTGGCTCAGCCTCCGCCCGTCCATGGTCTGGACTACCTTTTCGATCTTGGCCTGGATATCAGGGTCATAGGCATACGCCGCAGCGATATCCTGATTCTTGCCGCCTTCGGCAAGCCGGCTGTACTCCTGAAGGATGGCTCGCAGCTCAGGCCCGCTGAATACGCCGGTTTCATCCAGGAAGGGGCGAATCATGGCCGATACGGCGCCCTTCAGCGCCTGGGGCACATGCTTGGTGTCACTGTCCGTGTGCAGTTTGCTGTACATGGAGCGCACAACCTTGATGAGCTTTTTGCGCATTTTCTGCTTGGCCTCGGTATTCTGCCTACGTTCCCGGTTGGCTGTCATGCGCTGCTCGTATTTCTGCTTGTATTCCGTGCGGATCTGATTTTGCTTGTCCTTCAGTTCCTGCCGCAGAATCTGTCCCTGTCTGGCCAAGCCCGGCAGATCATAGTATTCCAGCAGAATGCTCAGCCCGATATCCGTAGCGTACTGATCCAGGTTTCCTTCAAAGAAACTGCTGTAGGTTTTCTTGTTCGCCGTTTCCAGGAAGGCGTCCAGAATGATGGGCATATCCGCTTCCGTTGCATCCAGGGTGAATACATCGGGCCGCAGCGGATTCAAGGTTTCCACCCACACATCCGCAAGGCTGCTCATTCCAGGCGTTTTTGCCCGGATTTGCATCTTGCCAAAGTTCTTCCGCCTGTAGTCTGCCACGCTGCCCATAGTGCCCCGGATTTCGCTCTTCATGTCATCGGTCAGATAGAAGGGATTATTCTTCAGCTCACGAAGCAAATCCTGGGTGCTTTCGTCCAATTCGTTTACGATGCCCGGTGCTTTGTCGAGAAGGCGCATCGCAATCTCTCTGGCGTACATCATCACCTCGCCGATGTCCACGCCCTTGTTATTCATGGACGTATACAGTACTCTCAGATCGTGCATCAGCTTGCGCTTGCTCATCTGGCTTCCGGTTTCTTCTTTCAGCCGGTCGGCAATCCCGCTCAAGCGTCCTTCAAAATCACCATCATCCATAGACAAGAGATGATGCATCTTTTCCAGCAGCGCCATCGCATCTGCAATGTCGGAATCGCTCTTCACCTGGGTGAACAGGGCCGCATCTTCTTCCACGCTCTTGGCGATATCGGATTTCTTCATGCTGTACTGTTCTTCGCCTTCCGGCTTGACAGAAGCAGAATTATCTGTTACAATGCCACCAGAAGAACCAGCTGCGTCATGAGAACCCGCATTTTGCGTGTTCGGGCCTTTGAGCCCCCAAGGCACACTGGTTTCTTTTTTTAACCTGTTTACGTTATAAACAGTATTGATTACGCCATCTTTCCCGACTGAAATCACAAAAGAATAATATTTTCCATCGAAATCTTGGAAATATGCTTTTCTGTAGGTAAAACCATCCTTTGCAAAGGGGTGGTTTTTTGTGTCGGGAATAGGCCCGCTTTCGTGCTGGGATACGATGGCTGCCTCGTCAATGTGGGATTCAATTCTTAATTTAATTTGATATTCTCCTGGCGAATATCTGCCACCATTTTCATGCTTGTTCCAGAATCTCGCCTTATCCGCAGTATCCCTTGTGATGGTCAACTTTGTTCCGTCCATCGCCGTGACGGTCACATTTTGTCCATTTCTGATTTTCTGCTGGATGTACTTTCTCACCTGAAGCCCCCAGGTTGTAGGCTTATCTCCCGAAATTACCTGCCGGTCGGCTTGCACGAAATGATAGGTTTGGCCGTTATTTTCAACCTGTTTGATCTGATACTGCACATCGCCATCCTGTCCCCGCTTCTCTGCACGCAGCAGCTGCTGTCCGGCATAGGAAAGCACTGTATTCATTTCATAGGGCTGGGCATCGAAACCGGCACGCTGCAGCGCAACGGAAAGCGCCGCTTCCCCTCGCTGATAGCTCTTCAGCGCATCAGCGAATTTCTGCATTGCCTCATCCAGATTCGCATCCATGTTCTTGGCCATCCAGCCTTTTTCCGCACGGACGAACAGATTGCTCACCATGCCGTTCAGGGCCGCTTGTGCGTCTTCCTTGGTTACTGCGCCTTTCATATCGGAATGGTATTCCTGCACTGCGCTGTCCTGCATGGCTGGGGCAGATTTGTACTGGGCGGCGGCATAGTTTTCCTTGGCCCCGGCCAGGGCTTCATCCACCATCTGCAGGATATTGGAATAATAGTCCAGGTCACCCTGCAAGGCTTTCACTTCTGCGCTGTTCCCGGACAGGCGCTGCATCATGGCTTTCAAATCGGCCACAATCTTTTTCAGCTCTACGCTGATCTTTTCCACCAGCGTCCGATCCTGCTTCATCAGTTGCCGCAGGTTTTCCTCGGTGCCGATCACGTCCAGCATGCTGTCCGCTACGATTTCACTCTTGGCTTCATCCTCGGTCAGCGTTTTACCGTTCTTAGCGTAATCTTTGATCTTAGCATCGATGGTCTTCTGAAGATCATAGCCTTCCTTGTTCTGCAGAGTATTGAGCACATAGTCCTTTATCCTCTTGGCATCACGCTTATTCCAGTTTTCAATGTAATGATAGATTTCATGGGACACAACTCTGGTCAGCAGACCGCCTTCGGTGTCCAGCGCAACGGAAATCAGATTGGTGTCTTTCTGGAATTTGCCATTGGCTTTGCCGTCATTCAGCGAATCATATACATGCACACGCAGGCCACGTTTCCTGGCGATCATATCAATCAGCTTCAGCTGAATTTTTGTATTTCCGCCGATATTCTGTGTCACCTGGACGAAGCTTACGCCTACATTTTCGCCGTTTTCCTGCAGGGTCTGGAATCCGTTATCGTGCGCCTGCTGAATATTCGCCTGCTCCTGCTTCCGCTGCTCTTCCTGCCGCAGGGCTTCGCCGTACTGTTGGGCGTATTTTTTTACCGCTTCGTGCAGTTCTGCCACATAGGGGGAAGCCGAATCCATAATATTCTTCCCGGCCTTCGCCCATTCAACGGCCCGCTTGAATCCTTTTGCAAAGCTTTTAGCGTCCTGCATCCCTTCATCGGCGGGCTGTTCGGTGGCTTCCTGCTGTGCTTCGGCAGGCTGCTTCTTCCCCTGGTTGAAAAGGCTTCCCAGGTAGGAATATGCATTCACAGCAGCCTGCGTAATCGCCGGATCCGCATCGCCCATCGCGGTGATGATGGTTTGTTCATCCTCAGAGAGGGAAGATTCCTCCAGCGGTACGGCCTTGCCGTTTTCGTTTACAACGATTTCGCCGTCATTGCCCACCCGGTAGTCCGGTATCAGCTTTTTCACTGCATCTATCTCTTTCTGGAGCGCAGCCGCTTCGGCTTCAGCCGCTGCCGTCATCGCTGTTTGTTTATCAAGCTGCGCTTGCAGGTTAGCATTATCATTCTGCAGGGAAGAGTTCTGCGCTTGCAGGTTGGCATTATCGGTCTGCAGGGAAGAATTCTGTGCTTCCAGAGCGGCATTATTGGTCTGCAGGGTTGCAATCTGCCCTTCCAGATTGGCTTTATCTGTATTAAGGGTTGCAATCTGCCCTTCCAGTTCTGCCTGAGCTGTCTCAAGGATTTCAATCTGCCCTTCCAGATTCGTCTTATCCGTCTGCGCCTGCGAAAGCAAAGTATTGTAAGTGTCAATGTCTGCATTCAGTTCATCAATTTTAGCCTGCGCTTCTTGACGCTCCTGTTCAGAAAGAGCTTCCTGGCTGTTCAGCTTTGCCTGCAGAGTTTCAATTTCTTCCGTGGCAGCTTTAATTGATTCTTCATTTTCCGTAATGGTTGTATTTGCCTTGTCGAGCGCATCTTGTGTAGCCTTCAGCTCTTCGTTTTTCGTCCGAAGCAAAGATTGTGTAGTTTCAAACGCTTTTGCCACAGCGCCCATCTGTGCCCGAAGGATTTTAATTCCCAGCTGTTTCCCAGCCAGCTGCCTTTCCAGATTGTCTTTATCGGTTTGCAGGGTGTAAAACTTCTCTTTCAGATCTGCATATTCCTGTTCCGAAGTTGCAAGCGCCGTTTCGGCAATGGCAAGATCACTTTTGAGCCTGTCTATCTCTGCTTGCACTTCCTGCCGCTCCTGCTCGGAAAGCGCTTCCTGATTAGCCAGCTTGTCCTGAAGCCTTTCTATTTCCTTGTTGGTAGCTTCAATTGCAATTCTGTTGGCTTTAACGGTAGAATTTGCCCTGTTCAGCGCCGTCTTTGTAACCTTCAGGTCCGCTTCCGTTTTGTTCAGAGCGGTCTGGGTTTCATCCTGCTTTGCGGTCATTTCATCCAGCGCAGCCTGGGTGTTCGCATGTGCAGTCTGCGCATCAGCCAGATCAGCCTTGGTCTGGTTGTGGCTCGCCACTTCTTTGTCATACTTATCCTGCAGGGCAGTCTTTTCTCCCTCAAGAGTGGCTACACGGCCTGCCAGTTCGTCCCGCTCTGTAGTCATGCCGTTAAGCGAAGTCTCTGCAATCGCCAGTGCGCTCTCAATTGCAGCCTTATCTGCTTGTACTTTCTGCAGTTCCTGTTCGGAAAGTTCTTCCTGCTTGTCCAGCTGTTCCTTCAGATCTTCCAGATCCTTTTCCATGCCGGAAATGGTGTTTTCAAGGGTCTCGATGTTTTTATTGGCCGTTTCAAGTTTAGCCGCCGCCTGATTGTATTCTTCGGTCTTTTCTTCGAGTGCCCGGCTCAGCACATTTTCAATGCCGCCGGCCGCTTCAACCTTCGCCTTTGCCGCTTCATAATCCATGCCATTCTCTTGGGCGTATTTTTCAATAGCCGGGTCACGGGCGGCAATTGGTTCGTTGTTCAGGTCTTCTATGCCACGTAACGGAGGAACATGTTTTCTCTTGGGGCTTTCGTACGTTTCTTCGGTAAACTGTTGCCTATCCGTAACGGCCTCTGCGATGTGAGAATCGATGGCCACACCCTGAGGAAGAGGTACATGTTTCTTCTTGGGGCTTTCGTACGTTTCTTCGGTAAACTGTTGTTTATCGTTTGCCTCTTCTTGACTGCCTTCCCAGTCGGGGTACTGGTTTTCTGCTACCGTTTCGGTTTCGGCGGCCTCATTCATGCCCAGCAGATCTTTCGCCACATCCAGCCCATGCTCGCTCTGGGCAATGGCCTGGGATTGCTCTTCGCTGATTTTCTCGCCGGCGAGCATGGCCCTGATGGCATCGGCGGTCTTGGCCGTATCACCGGTTTCACCCAGCGCCTTCAGCTTCTGATCAATATCAAGCATCATGCGCTCGTTGAGGGGCGCACGCATCTGCTGGGGCAGTGCGTTGATCACTTCACGATACAGGCTACCAGTCTGGCGGTTCGTTGCTTTCTTGGGATCGTATTTCTCGGCCAATTTCTTTAACCGCTTGCCCGCTTTCGTATCATCGCCCAGTTTATCGGCCAGGTCATGCAGCACCTGAGTAGTGCCATGGGCGATGATGGCCTTACCGGCCTGCTTATCGCTGGATGCGGTATTGACTGCGGAAGTCGTGCTTGAAATTGTAGCCGAACCTCCACCCATCAAGCCTCCCCCAAGGGCAGTTTCCGCCAATTGCAAATAAATATCCTGCCTTGCTCTCGCTTCTGCTTCCTCTGGTTCCATGCCAAGCCGTTCGTATTCCTTTACCGCAAGGTTATAATCACTCAGATCCCCCATGATAAAATTGTCAAACAGCATGTTAGCAAGGTCTGTATTCAATTCTTCGTCTGCATTCACAAAGAATTGCCATCCAAGGTTTTTCCAGAAGTTCTGTTTACCAACAGCTTTCGCGGCGTCCTGTAGCTCTCCGATGCTCCACTTTTCAAAAAGCCCTTCGAATCCTCCAGCAAACGCACCCGCAATCAACGCCTTGTCAACGCCTGCCCCTTTATCTATTGCAGCTCTGAAAGTGCTTTCCGCAGCGCTAAGGCCGAGCGCAACGCCTGCCCCCGTAGGCCCAAACATCGCACCTGCAGACGCCGAATCCGCCCAGCTCATTCCTGTGCTGTACAGAAAATCAAATGCATCGTATTCCCTGCCGCCGATATTGAGCTTCCAATCCACGGAATCCATTACGCCCTGACGTGTGGCATCAGTAAAAACTCCATCTGCTGCTCTACGCTCATAATCAATTGGCTTGTCCCCTCCGAATAGCCTTTGCCACAACACATCAAGATATCCACCGCCTCGAAGGATGCTTCCCATAATGGAAACACCGCTATATATTGTAGCATTCAGCGCATCTTTACCAGCCGCATTATATGCCATTTGAGCTATGTGATCATTTTGCCTCTTATTCAGATCGTATTCCAGATACTGCAGATATTCATCTGCCTTTTTTTGCCCGTCTTCCTGTGCATGCAAATAGTTATAAATCCCTACTTCTTCAGGAGACATGTGATAGTATTTACCAAACGGATCCGATGTGCCGCTTCTGCCGGCTTCTAACCCATTTAATAACCGCTGATTACTTAAATCATTGATATAGGCGTATTTTTGTTCGTCATTAGATCTGAAAACTCCGAGTTCTTTTTGAACCGCCTTGGATCTTTCAGCAAAATCCTCTGCTTGCGGGATCATCGAGTATTTCTTTTTGCGCTCTAAAAACCAAAGATTTCTATTAGCTTCCTCGTTATCCGGCTCTGCATCTCTCCAGGCCTGTGCGCCCTGCAGGGTATTCCGCTTGTAATAGTCCTCTATATATGTTCCGTATTCATCCAGTTCCCACGGAATATAGGCTTCCGGCAGGCCTCTATCCGAGGCAATTTTTTTACCCACCTTCCCCAGATCTGCCAAGTCCTTTTCACTCATCCAGCCGGTTCTGACCGCTCTGTAGTATATGTCCTTTACATCTGCAGGAAGCATGGCAATGACATCATCCATATAGCTATCTTCTTCTGCAGGGATATCGGGATCGCCTCCGGAAGACAAAGCTGTGTACATTTTCTGCAGTCTGTCGGGCAGATTGGTCAGGATCTTGGAAATCATTGCGTTATCATAGGCCTGTTTTTCCCATTCGGTGCGGGCTTTAGTTTCCTGGCCTCGCAATTCTCCTGCCTTGCTGGTTCCCATATCACCGAAATGGCTGCGGTAATAGTCCAGTCCTTCCCCTTCATCATATATGCCGGCAAGCCCATAATAATCCCAGAAATGGTCATAGTCCTGGTCACTCATCTCGCTCAGCAGGTTATCGATCAGATCATTTTCCCTTTTCGTCAGCTGCTCGTTTCGTGCGTATTTCTCAATAACCTGAGGCATATTGGAATAGAAAGCAATATCTTCGGACAGTCCCTGATCCTGATATGGGGTGTTGTAGTTCTGCAGCCAGGTCATGCGAGGGGTATTAACATGCTGGTTGTAAAGCTGAGCCACCTGGTCTTCCGTTTTCCCATATACGCTGTAGCCATACGATTTTTGCTTGATGAAATTATTCAGTTCATTCTCTGCCACTTGCAGGTTTTTCAGCGCACTTTCTACGCCAGCACCCTGGCTTTTAAGAGCAAACTTGCCGTAATGCACGGTTGCATCATAGGCATCATACAATGCCTGCAGAAAGCTGGGCGCACCGCTGTTCTTCAGACTAAGCGCTGTTTGGCGATATTTAATGTTCAGCGCCTCAGATTCAAAAGGCTTTCTATAATCTATGTTTTGATTATTCTGCGCTGCCATCCGATTGCCCCCCCTATTCTTACTTCAGGTTTTCTTCGTTCTCCCATTCTTTCAGGAGTTCTTCTGCGTCTTTTTCATTAGTGGCAGGCTGTTGCTTATTACCAGCCGCATTATACATATTTTTAATCCCATTAGTCACCGTGCCCAGCGCTCCAAGCGCTCTGTCAAGTTCAGGCGTGAGGCCAGTGGCATAAGGATTATTCAGCATGTTTATGTAGGCAGCCATTTCGTCTGGGTTAATACCCGCCATATCAAGCAGATCAGGGTCGGGCGTAAAGCCGTCCGAAGCCCTCTGTAGGGCGGATTCATAGGCCAGCTGAATTTCTTGCAGGCTGAGGGTTTTGCGGCCGCTTCCGCTGCCGCTGTTCTTCTTCTGCAGGTATGCCTTTGCATCCGCTTCGCTGATGCCTGCCTGGGCAAGCATTTCAGGGGTGGGGGTCATGCCGGCCTGCAGCATGGACATGGCCTGATTGTAGGCGGTCTGATGCATCTGCTGCATATAGCCAAGGTCATCCATGTGCTTCTGGTATTCGTCCTCATACATACCGGCTGCCAGGGCCAGCTGGTTCTGCAAGTCCTCGCCTTCCTGCGCATACTGGGCATAGGCCTGCTGATACAGCTCAGGTACCTTATTATTCAGCTGCTGTAAATAGCCCTGATATGCCTGATTGCCCGCCGTAGCGGCCCAGGAATTGCCGTAGCCGCCGGTCAGCGCAGCGGCATTGCCAATGGTATCCTGCATGGCCAGCTGCCCCATCTGGGCATACTGGTTTTTGTACTGCTGGTAAAGCGGATCAGCGTTCACGTCATAGCTGAATTTATCCCGGTTCATCACCTTGTCATACAGGCTTTCAATCTGGGGCATATATTTGCTGTTAAAATCAGAAGGCTTGTTCTGAAGCAGCGATTGCAGATAATTCTGCGTCTGCTCCACAGCATTGTTTTCAGGCTTCAGCTCTGCATTCATAGCCGCCTGATTATCCTTGTTCTGCTTGTTCTGTTCTTCCAGGTATTCCTTGTTCGTCATTGTCCGTCCCCTCCAATTTCCAAGATCCGGGCGATAGAATAAAGCTGCATTTCACCGGTTCCCGCAAGCCTCAGGCGCATATGATCGCACCGCTTTGGAATCACGGGGATGGTGTAGGTTTTCACAACGTCCTTTCCTTGCATGTGGCCTTTTTCTTCCCACAAGCCGCTGGAATCATATTCGATAAACAGTTTGCATTCAGCCCATTTGCCAAGCTTCATGCGGATGTTGTATCGGCTCAGGTATTTATGATCGGCATATTCAAAGCCAATATTGGCGCTGTCAGCACGCCAGGTAATGGGGTCTTCCAATGTCCCGGCCTTGCCCTGCAGCGCCCAGATCTTCCCGGATGCATCCAGCATATACAGTTCATCCCGCAGCCGGGCGAAGGATAATGCGTGGGTGGCGTCTTCACGGTGCCAGGTGCCTTTCTCGGTGTTCAGGCAGTAAACTGACCATTGCCCATTCTCCCCACGCATGGAGATATAATAATTGCCTTCAATCTCTCCGGCGGTTGCTGCATCGAAGGTTTCTTCTCCCAGCGCCTTGGATACGTCCATGGGCAGGGCGTCAAAAGCGCATACGCCGCTGATGGACAGGTAATAGAGGGTGCCGTTTACGTTCTTCAGCGTGCCGCTGCACCCAGCACGCACGCCATCGCAGATGGTTTCCTGCGTCTGATAATTGGCCGGCTTTTCGCCGTATATCTTATAAACGCAGCGCTCCTTAAAGAAGAAAGGATTGCCCAGGAAGTTAATGCCCCCTGTGAAATCCCCTTCAGAGCCTACGGATACAGCATAGCTGTCCTGGCTGGTGCCTGCGTATTTTCTCCAGTTCTTGAAATCGCCCAGCGCCGATGCGTAAATCTCGTTGACGGTCTTGCCTTCCTCGTTTACGCCGTGATAGCAGCCCCACAGGCGATTCTTGCATTCAAATACATACTGCAGCTTGGGCGCTTTCCGGTCAGCCCTCACGCTGCCTGCGGCCTGGGTGTAGGTCTGGTCAATCAGGCCGGCAATCACGATGTAATCAGGGCCGCATAATTGCACCGTTGTGCTGCCGTTCAGGGCTTTATACTGCGCTTTCAGGGCCATATCGGTGCCTGTATGCTCGATGCCGGAAAGGGTAATGGCATCCTTAGCGCTCAGCCCTAAGCCGATGCCGGGGCAGTTAATGCGGATGTATGTGGTGGCAATGGAAATCCATTCTTCGTTGCTGGCATTCCATTGCTTTAAGGTGTGGGTATTGTAGCTCTGGTCAATCCAGTAATCCCCATCCGCAGGATTCGCCGGCGCCGTCTTGCTGGGCGTTACGATCCGGGTATCAATGGCATTGCCGTCCATCTGGCACAGCTCAAAGGTCACATTTGCCTTGGACAGCCACAGCCTATCAATGCGCCCATGATCCGAAACGTCCACCGTATTGTAATAAGCGCCGTCCGGGAATACCAGGATATATGCACCCATGGTCACCAGCTGCTTGGGCAGGTCTTCTTCTGCCACGCTCAAATCCCGGATGGGCGTAGCCTTATGGTCATAATAGAGCGTGCTGCCGTCTACATAGGCAATCTTCCCCGCAGCGATCATTGCATGCGGGGAAGATAAGGTGGTGATAAGCCCCCGCTGCTTCCTGCTGGAAATCAGGGGAAAAGGCTCACCCGTCATATTCTCCATGTCTGAAAAAGCGCCGGCATTGGTGCGGGGGCGCCGATCCAGGCCGATGAAGTTGCTGGTCATCAGCTTACTTGTTTCCAGTTCATTCAGCACCGGGTATCTCATCGCTCATGCTCCTTTAATACTTAAAATTAACAGCGCAAATAGGCGGATGCGTTCTGTGATACATGCCCGCATATTCCCGCCATGCATTCTGAAACAGCATCATGCTGTTGTTATATTTCGCCATTTCCATGTTCGCCAGGTCAATCTGCATTTCCAGAAACCAGCGATACACGTCACAATAAGGCTCCGGAACCAGCAGCACCGTTGCCTTGTCCGTTTCTTCGGTATATCCGCTGAAGGATTCCGGGGTATTCTCGTCACGCTCATGCCGTGCAAAAATATCGCCGAATACCCGCATGTCCAGCTCATTCAGCCAGCCAATCTTCCTTTCATCGGAAAGGCTGTTGGGCTTCAGGTCATCCACCAAGGCTAACGCTTCGCTGATCGTCATAGCCGGTTACCGCCTGGGAACAGCGTCCCCGCCGAAGTTCTGTTCGGCTTCCTTCTCGGTCTGCTTCTGCTGGGCCTGGGCATTCTTGATGGCTTCGGCAATGGGCTTGGGCACTTCCACGCTTTCGCCCTTGGGCACGAAATAGCCACGGCCATTTACGGATACATACTGGGTGGGCTGTTCGCCTCGGCTCATCTTGGGGATGAATACGGTTTCCATCTGTTCCCAAGGGTCTACCTTGGTTTTCTTCACCTGTTCAGACATTGTAACTCCTCCATTGTTTTAATTTGAAAAAAGGGCGGGCAGTTTCCCACCCGCCCCCGCATTATTAGTTGGCTTCGTCCACAGCGGAATAAGCAGAGCCGCATTCCACACGCACCATACGGTCTTCGTACAGAATCTTGCAGCCGGTTTCGAATTTAACACCAACGGTGCCAAACTGTTCCAGAGGGCCGCCCACTTCGGCTTCGGTCTTATGGATCATGCGCATGCCGCCGGCTTCGGGGTCGATGATGCCATAGGCATCCTTGCCCAGGAACAGGCAGCCGTACACAGCGCCCTTGGAGGTCTTCCAAATCTTGGCGTTGGTGGTTTCCACAAAGCGCACGCCATGCAGCTTGCCGATTTCACCGTTGTAGATGTTTTCGGGATTGGCGTACTTGTGGGCATCCAGCCAATCAGCAGACTTGCGCAGATCGTAAGCCACGGAAGGATGGATGATGCACACATAATCGCCATCGATGGTGGGCGCATTCTTCTTCACCAGTTCGGTGCGGGCCTTGGCCACCAGGTCAGGGGTCAGCACGCAGGCAGCAGTGATGGTATCACGGGAAGTCACTTCCGTGGTGCCGTTGGGGGCATAGATAACAGCGGTACCGGCCATCAGCACGTCACGCACCAGCTTGTCCATGGTATTGGCGCCGGCAGCAGACAGCTCTTCGGTCATATCCAGCATTACGTTATCCACAGCGTGGGTCTTCAGGCGCTGGGTCAGGGCAGCATAATCGCCGTATTCGTAGACATCAGCAGTGATGGCAG